AACATAATTGTGCAACTTCTTTACTGGGATTGTTACCCAGAACATAGCTAATACCAAAAATTGCAACAAGTGGTGCAAAAATCACAATCCACTTTAGTACACCAGTGAAAAAGAATTGTAGCAACTCTGGACTAGTGCCCACAAAGTAACTAACAATCATACTAACCAGTACAGCCAGACTCATGTGTCCGTAAACACGGCCCATTGCTTGATTAATTTCACTAGCACTACGGAACGAAATAGTTCCGTCACCGCCTGTATAATTTACTCCAAACATATCATTCTCCTTTAATAAATTGCGCCAATTCTGGAGCAGTCCAGCCAATTGGCTTTAGTACTTTACCATCTTCACGCTTGCGCACAAGTCCGGTATCTTTATCAATCTTGGCAAAGTTTGTACTCATAACTTCTTTCCAAGCACCTTCTGCATCAAATCCGCCACTATGGATAGCACCAATAGTGACAACTAGTATGTCTATAAGAGCATCTAATTGTTCAACTCTATCATTATCCAAAAGAGCTTGATCAAACTCTTTTGATTCTTCTTCGATTAGGCCCACATACATGAGGTATTGTTGTTGATTATATTTGTCAACACTTTGACCACAGGCCTTCATAAATTTTTCTTGATCTCTAAACGGGTTTGTCATTAAATTTTTTCTCCAATCTCAAATCCTCTAAATCTCAAAAATCGAGGGAAGCGCAAACTATACGTTCCATCTTGATTTTGAGTAACAGCATCAGCTCTTACTTCAACAATATTGCCGATAAGAGCATCACGCCCGCCCCAATAAGTATCGCGATTACTGTCTGTAAAGCCACTTCCAACATTGACTTGAATTCGTTGTCCATTATCTTCTCCTTCGCACACTAGCGCACCAAGTTTTCCAATATTTCTACCAGTTCCTTCTTCTACTGCTACTACTTCTAGACTAACTTCAATAAAAGGTTTCAATTTCAGCCATGCAACACTACGCTTACATTCGTATCCAGCTTCTGGATCCTTGATCATAATGCCTTCGTAACCGCCAGCAACCGCCTGTGCATTAATTTCTTTAAAACGCAACTGTCCTTCAGATGTGGCAAGATCAACATTTTCAAACACCAATGCTTTAACATTGGGCATGGCTTCGTGATTAGCACTGACCCAATCTTGAAGTGCTTGACTGCGTTTGATTTGTGTGGTTGAGCTTTTACCGTTCTCAAATTCTTCAAGTGTCAATATATCAAACAAGTTAAGAACAGCGTCTGTACTTTGTACATCACTCTTACGATGCACTTGTTTCATCAAATCTTGGAAGCTGGACGACATAATCTCGCCGTCCAACACCATTGCTTCTTTAAAGGAATGTGCAACTTTTGCAATTTGTTCCTTAACGTGCGGAAAGTTCACAAGCTCTTTACCGTTGCGTGAAAACTGGTCAATTCGACCATCGGGGTGAACAATAGTAATAACACGCACACCATCCAGTTTAACTTCAATCAGTTTATTGCCGGCAACTTTGCTTTCATGTCCGTTACTATCATGTGCAAGCTGGCAACTAAAAACGGGAATAATATATTTCTTGTGTTCTTTGCCCACTACTTTATTAACTGTAGTTTCGCTGAAACCGGCTCGCATATCCTTAATCAAAATACGACGATACCAGCCATTCCATTCTGCTTTTGTAGCTGACTTCATCATGGCTTGAATCATGTCACGTGCTGTATTGCCGGTGACGTTGCGAGTAGTAAAGCCAGTAAGAGCGAGAGTAAAACTATCCCAAGGTAACCCAGGGCCATCTTCATCTTTTTTCTCCGGGATCTGTTTCAATCCAAATGTAATCATTGAATCAAATGCCAAGCGGCAACCTTCGAAAAATTCGTCATTACCAGCATCAGCTTGTGCTTGGATAATAGCTTCTTTGTTTAGGCGACTTGGATGAATTTCCAAATCACTAATAACGCGGTAGCAAGGATCGCTCATTTGATTTCCTAATTATGTTGTTTATTAGTCTATATTATAGCAAACAACTACAAGGTTGTCAACCTTTTTCTTGGAAAATATGATCGGCTACGCCCAATTCGATTAATTCATCAGCAGTCAAATACACATCAGATGCTGGCAAAAGTTTATTTTTAACAGATCGAGTATCCAATCCGGTTACTTCTTTTAGAATGTTTACCATTCTCATGTTGCAATATTCGGACTCTTTCATTTGAGCTTTGATATCGTGGTACTTGGCATCCATTCCATCAGTGAATTGATGACACATGATTCCAGTATTTGGAGCAATATAGCGTTCACCATTTTCGCCAGAAGCAAAAATTAAAAAGGCAGCACTCATAATATTACCCATACCAATTGTACGTATTTTGTGAGTACTCACCCGCATCACATCTATCAGAGCAAATGCTTGATACAAATCACCGCCACTGCTATTGATATAAAGAGTTAGCACTTTTTCTTGTTTTTTATCAAGATTTTCGTAAACAATCCATTTAATAGCTTCACTTATATTAACATCCTCAATTTCGCCCAACAAGAAGTGAACGCCGTTGTCCAGCAACTTGGTGTTTATGCGATCCTGCGCATTGAATTCGTCGATTTTTTTCACGGGTTTGCCTTCCATAATGTGATATCCAAATATTTAGCGCATAAGTGAAGCCACTTGAATAAATACTGAATAACCTTTCCAGGGATTAGAATATGATTGATTTAAGAAAACTAATAGACCATTTAGAACACATTGAGAAAGGTGGCGAATTCATTCGAGAACTAGATCCTAGAACTGGTCGTATTGTTAGTAAGCCTGTTGTTGAAGGCGAGATTGGCCGTAAAATAGGATCAACCATTGGTGGAGTGTTTGGAGACAAGGCCGCTAAATTTGGCAGTGACCTGGGCGACAAAGCTGGTGACTTTCTTGACAAGTTCAATCCATTCAGCGGCTCGTCAGACTCCGACAAATCTGACTCCGACAAATCCAATGCTCCGGGCAAAATTTCAGATTTTTCCAGTGATTCAGGCGATACCAAATTTGAACCTATAAATCCCAACAGTATAAAACGTGAACCATATGGTCCAATCGGAAATTATAACGGGCCAGAAATTGATCCAATCAATGATGATCCTGAAGATCCCAAAACATGGCCGCCCGGTGTTAAGAAAGCACCGGACTTTGGTTACATAGATCCTGCCAACGGCTTGTGGATTCCCACACCGTTCTACGTTAGAGTTCCAGATGGAGACTGGAGAATACCTCCGGGCAGTCCAGCGTTTCCAAAAGGATATGTCAAAGATTACACACCATTCAAGCAGAAAGAAGCCGCATTGCAGAGAAAAAACGCCATGATCAGTGGCAGTCTTCTTGAACAAGGCAAGGGTGTTGAACTGCCTGGTGGAGCTCCCAATATACCAGGATACAAACAAGTGGATGTAAAACAATTCAGTAGAGACACGGGTCACAACATTGGACCTAGAGAAATGAATTGGGTCTATGCTTACAAGTCTGACAAGATGTTCAGTAAGAATATTATTCTAATTGCACCCACACTGTATCCTAACATGAAAATCAGTATAAAAAGACACTATAAAAATTGGGCTGACGGCTCTGGGGTACGTGAGTATGGAAAAGTAGATGCACCCAACGGCAAAGTGCATGTCAGCACTGAACATTTCAATGTGAACGACATGATCTTGTCAGTTGTGATTCATGCCACTGAACCCGATATGGGTGCTAAGATTTTGAATAGTTTGCACGGATCCCTCAAACCAGCCTAAATTGTTTAGGGTCGTTTTTCAATCACTTTATCAGCCAAGCCGTAGGCCACTGCTTCTGCGGCACTCAAAAATGTATCAAACTTCATAGCTTCGTACAGCTGAGCATAGGTTTTGCCCGCTGTATTGTGCTTAACATACAGTTCTGTCAAACGCTGATTAATACGTTGACTTTCTTCAAAGCTACGTTTTGCATCTTCAAACTGAAGTTCTTGAACGTGAACGCTACCACGTGTTCCCGGAGTTCCCGAACTAACACGGTGAATCATAGTACGAGCTTCTGGAAGCACAAATCGTTTTCCTGGATGTCCGGCCTGTGCTAAGAAACTGCCCATACTACAGGCTTGTCCCATAACATAGGTTGCTACATCTGGTTTTACAAATTGCATGGTATCGTAAATAGCAAGGCCAGCAGTAACAGATCCTCCAGGACTATTAATAAAGAAAGTAATGTCTTCATTACCTTGACTCTCCAAGAAGAGCAACTGCGCCACAATCAAACTGGACGTATGCTCGTTAACATCCGTATCTAACATAACAACACGGTCCTTGAGCAAACGACTATAAATGTCATATGCTCTTTCGCCCTTGGGCTCACTTTCAATTACCATTGGTACCAAATTAGGCATTATTTGTATTCCTTATCTAAATTTACATTTGTTAAACTTGCAACTGTTTGAAACTTGTCCCATGCTTTCTTAGCGGCTGGGTTTGATTCTAGTTCACTACTTGGCAGGACAGCCTCTAGCCAAATTTCTGGACGACGCCTTGGATGTGCTCCGAACTTGCGTGGCTGATGAAACTTGCCCTGTTCCCAAAGTTCAATACTTACACTACGGAATTGATCTTCATCAGTATAGCCAGCCCATTCAGGATTGCTATGTCCAAAGAACCCACGGCTGGCAATTGGTGTGCCGCCACCGTAGCCTTGCCAAATTCCCTGCCATTGGTCGTCATTATGCGGATCGAAGTCTGTTCGAGCGATAATGACTAGCACATCGTCAATGTCAACTTTGCCGTCAACAATGTCACGAATGCACCTACTATAACTG